CATGGATCACTTAATTGACTTGATGATGCGACAAGCTGGAATATACGAACCTGGTTTAATCAAGTCACAAGAGCAAGTGCAACAAGAACAACAGGCAGCACAACAACAACAAATGCAACAGCAAGCCGCTAGTAAAGCAGTAGATGTTATGGGCAATGTTGCAGAACAAGAAATGGCAGTACCACAGGAGGCACAATAATGGACGCAGAGTTTACACCAAGTATCCCGGCAGCAACAGATGCACCGGCAATACCAAAAGAACACGCTGGCACAATCGAAAATGTAGAGATACTTGAAGATGGTGCAGCAGAAGCAAGGTTTCCTACACAAGAGGAAATCAAAGCAAAGCATGATGAGGCACAAGCCAGTCAACCAGAGCACAAATACGCTGGAAAATATGATAACGAAGAAGATTTAGAAAAGGCGTATCTCGAAGCTCAGAGAAAAATTACAGAGCTTACACAACAAGCACCAGCACCTACAACTACCGAAGTTGACATGTCAATTCCCCCAACACCTTCTGGGTTTGGAAAGGATATTGACGAGATATTAAGCACTGTCGGTCTTTCTGGAAACGACACAGCCAAGACATGGCTAGAAAACGGCAAGCTTTCGGATGATCAGTATGATGCGTTTAGCAAAGCTGGGTTTACAAGAACAGTTGTAGACACATTTATTGCTGGACAAGAAGCTGTTGTTAGAACCGCAAACGATGTGCAAATAAATATGAGGACCAAAGCTACTGAGATGGCTGGCGGAGAAGAATCTCTCCAGGGACTATACGCTTGGGCACAACGAAATTATTCAGAACAAGAACAAGAAGCTATGAACATCCGATTATCTGATCCACAAAAATGGCAAGGTGCTATGAAAGAAATGATGTTCGATTATGGACAAGAAACTGGCACAGCTGGTTCTGTGAAACTTACACAAACAACGCAAGCTGCTTCTCAAAACGTGTCTGGATACACGGACACAAGAGAAGTCCTTGCTGCGTTTACTGAAATTAGAAACAAGGGGTTTGTAGACGAGGTGACTAAAGCTCGACTTGCTAGAACTGCCCCGCACTTACTTGAAGGAGTAGACGTATAATGCCTTATCATCCAACCAAAGACGAATGGGAAAAATTAAAATCCATCGGCAGCGTACCAAAGTGGTCGAGGCATCAGGGTTTATCAAGGTGCACTTTCATGGATACCACCACTAATAAAGTTTGGCACAGTGCAATATGTGGTGATGAAATGCAATCATTCCAAGAAGCATTAAGAACAGCATCTTCTGGTAACCAACCAAAAACAACTGCACAACTTGCAGAAGAAAATAAAGAAGCAGCAAAAAAGATCGCCGACCTCAAAAAAGAGGTTGATGAACTAACCCCCGCTGCGACCCGGAAGCGTAGACGTTCTACGAAATCCAAAGACACAGAAACAAAAACAGATAAGCCCGATACTGACCTGGATACCTGAAAAGCCCAGGAAGGTTAGGACACCTTTGAAGATGATGTGATGTGAGAACATGACAACACAGTAACTTTTTTTAACAAAGGAGGGTTCAGCTATGGCTGCTCCTGACACTGCCCCGGTACGTTTTCTCCAAGATGAGGGAACAGGCGGCGGCGGAACAACTAGAGATCTTGCACTCAAGATTTTCTCCGGAACCGTATTCGAATCATTTACAGCAAAGACAGCTTTTTATGATAACACTGGTAACATTATGGCTACACGTGTCCTGACCGGACAAGGACATGAAGCTCAATTCCCAATCATGGGTACAGAGCCAGCTTCTAGTTACCACGCACCAGGTACTCTACTCGTAGACGGTGATATTAAAATGACCGAACAAGTAGTACGTGTTGACGATATCCTCGTTGCTCACGTTGACGTACCGTTTGCAGACATTGACATTTCGCATTTTGAGGTTTTGGCTCCTTTTGCAACCCGCCTCGGAAGATCTTTAGCGATAAATCTCGATAAGAAATTAGCCGTTGTTGGTGTAAAATCAGCACGATCTGCTGCTGAAACCGGCATTCATGCTGGTGGCAAAGTAGTAGTACGTGATGACGGTGTAGCACACGCTACCAACCCAGCTTCACTTGCAGCTGCTTATCCAAACAGCTCAACTGGTTCCGGTCGATTCCGTGACGATGTTGCTGAATTGGCTCAATTATTTGACGAAGATAACGTACCAGAAGATGGTCGATACTTATTCGTATCACCGTACATTCGTACAATCATGCGTCACGAAGCTTCAAGCTGGGGTGCAGCTGGTAACAGTGCCACATTGCTCTCTGGTCCTGCTGGTAACATTTATGACCCATCCATGTCAAGCGTAACTGGCGATCTAAACCGCCGTGTTATTGGCATGCTTGAAGGGTTCAATATCATCCTAACTAACCATCTTCCAACGGCTAATACTACTTACACAGATGCAGCCGGTGTTGCCATTGCAAAATACAATGGCTTCTTTGATGGTCGTGACGATGACGGAAAAGGTGATGGCGATGTTTCGCAAGATGAAAATGAAGCTATCGCAAATGCAATGCCAGCTGCTCTCGCTCTATGCGGAGCAAGCGAAGGTGCTGCTGCTATGGGCTTGGTCCAAGCTGCTGGTATCCGATCTGTTATGCAAGATGATGAACGCCGTAACACCACGTTCCTCAAATCGCAAATCATGGTTGGTGCTGATATACTATGTCCCTGGACAGCTGGAGTCGTAGGAGTGCGTACTTAATTTAAGTATGTATTTTTAGTACACAGTTGAACTGCTGGCTTCCGGGTAGGGAAATCCTCCTCCTTACCCGGTCGCTGGCTTTTTTTAGGAGCTAGTTTTGACCAAGGATAGACATAATATCGTTAGACTATCCCATAAGGACTGGGCTGGGTTTGTTATCGCACTTGTAACCGTTTTGGTATTCGTGGGTGCAGCGTACCAAGCTCACGATAGAATACTTACAGAGATAGTCGTTAGACAACAGTACATTCTCGAACATCAAGCCGAGATGAAAACAGAAATGAATCAAATGCAAATGCGAATACAGGAAATAAATTATGCCAGCAATTCAATTATCGACAAATAAGAAGTATTGGTACAAGGGCGGTCTAAACGTAGACGGTGCTGCAACAACACAGCCAGTCATACAGGTAGCGGACCCCATATCAACCAACATGTGCGTCAATGTAGAAGACGCAAACCTATGCAAGATTATCCCTTTTGGATCTATGGATTCCGGAAGTGCAGACAATAAGCTCTTTACCGGTATGCGTATCTATGGGTGGTCTTCTTTAGACGCAGCACTGTGGATACCATCTCTGATAGCAGAAATAAACGTAACGCTTGGAGCTACAACGGAATGTGTCGGGGTTGCCGGACAAACGTTAGACGCTGAAGATCACATGGCAGACACCATAGTTTTCGTAGATGGCGATGAATCATGCAGAATTATCAGCGGTATAACAGATACCATTGCTTCAATTACTGTTGACCTAGAGGGTGCATCACGACTACAAGTAGGTTTCACTGATTGGACCGGAAGTGCTGACAATGGCAACTTCTTGTACTCTACCTTCTAATGTCAAGACACCACATTGTCGGGAAGCTTGAGCACAGAGGTGCGATTGCTTTCTACAACGAAACTGGACCAGTTACCGACAGTGGAACACATACTACATTTGAATATCGTGACGTAATCCATAACAGAGATTACTATTCTCAGGAGATTGGGAAGTCACAGCCAACGGTTTATTTAACACACCTTTCAGGTTTTGACTCTATTCTTTACAACCGTACTCCTGCTAACGGCTTGCCGCTTGGATCAGCAGTAACCACTGCAAATGCTGATTGGCAATGCAATATAGCTATTAACGTTGATGGCACTCCTGCAAAAAAAACTGGATACATTGATGATACGGGGGCATACTCTCCACTTCGTGAAAGGTTCAATCGTTTTGGGAAATCTTTAAGCAGCCAAACACTTAGCACTACAAAGAATACATCTTTGGAGTTTGTTGCCAGAGATATGGTTCAATCAGCTACTAATACGGGATGGAATCCGGTAACCGGCTTTCCGTTTACGCTCGAAGCTTGGGCAAAGCCAGTAGATGGTGGTGCACCTGATCATGGCAGACCAAGAATGGTTCTAGGAATAAATCACCCAGGATCTGACACTTCCGCAACAGTCCCAGACAGCACCTGGCGACACTGGGGAATTGGATTTGCTGGTACAAATAATGCAGGAACCGATTATAAAGACGATCCAGCAATAATGTGGGGAGGGTGGGATTCCGAGATAGAGTTTGATCCAGATTATGGGGACCAAGTAGTTGGACTACCAAGCGACCCGATTGGTGTTGGAGCTAGTATTGATGATGTCCAAAGCTCTTGGGGTGACGATTGGCAACATATAGTAGGTGTCTTTTATGGACCAGAAAGCTTTGCTCTATATTCAAATGGTCGTTGTGTTCAGTATTCTGGTGACGTGCCGGACTTTATGAACACAGACCCAGAGAATAAAGAAATGTGCCACATGGATGAAAACTCTATGAGAAAGTTTGGTCCGTGGAATTATGGTGCCAAGGATAGAAGAATAACTCCAATAAGCGGAAACCTTTGCGTTTCACTTGGTGGCAATAGGCACCAAGACCAGAGCACAGATGCGTGGTATTACTCCAGGGACTTCCACGGAAGCATAGCACATTCAGCAATATACGATCGGGCGTTAAGTACCAGGGAAGTGTATGATCATTACATAACCATGACGCAGGGTGCTAACCTTGTTACAGAGGGAAACTCCTCAACGTCAGACGAAACACGACTGGGTGGGGTAACTCACTCAAGCGAAATTAAAACCTGGGGAAACAAATACGGAAAACAGATACATATAAACTCACCAGTGACAGTTGAAGGAATAGGCGATCCGCCAAACGTAGAAACCGCTTGGTGGTCTTTTGGAAAAAGGGCTGTTAAATATAGATCATTCGAGTATTCCATGGCTGTTCAGGGAGGTTTATACAGAAACAAGCAGTCCCACGCTATTGCAGATGAAGCTGTTGATAACAGCCTAGATCATGATTATCTTGAAAGAGACAACTATCATTCTAGTGGCACCTCTTTACTCATGTATCTTACGCCAAGCGTAAACGCTGCAGACATATCGAATAGAACTGACGATTATACCCCGGCGTTCGACCCATCGAGTGACGACTGGTCGGTTCCATTCTGGAATAACTATGGTCGAGGTTATGACGATATTGTCTGTTTAGGAAATTGTGGTTATGGTGGAATGCTTCTGAACCTTACCAAAGTCGGGTCCGGCGACATACAGATAAACGCAAAATGGGGCAACAAGCATGGTTCAACTATGGGAGGGGAAGCGGCTGGTCAACACAACAATCTTACTGGATGGGGATCACTTATAACAGATAAGGTTGAGCCGGCAAGTCCATTCAAAATGAATCCGCTAATGGCTACAAGTGTAAATGTAATTCCAAGACTTAATAGTATTGGCTTTTTATTAAACGCAGATGAAACTAGCATGTACCTAAACAAGTCCAATCTTGTGACCATTGGGGCTACTTCAACAGGGACGGGCATAAACCTTCAGCCGACAGACCAGGGAACACTGAGGCACATCTGGTATCAAATGAGGGGTAGAGCTCAAGTTGATTACGAATCAACGGACTCTGGTGCACTTGACATGAATATATCTTATTGTGAGCAGTCCGTGGTTACCGAAAATTGGTTTCCAGCAACACGTATGGGACCATACGCACTACTCGGTGACGGCACAATAGAACACACTCCAAATGTTTCTGGATTGCATAAGTCTGGGACTGGTTCAACAATGGTAGACCTACCAACGCTTGACCGATTGATTCGAGGCAGACCACCAATGCGTAGACGTTTTGGAATGAACGTATGCCGGCGGCACTATCAATTATCACGCATGCCATTAAAGGGACAAAGAAGATGAAAAGAATAGCTTGGCTTTTATTGATTATTACCGGGTGTGCAGCACCACCAACAATCGTTATGGAGTACCAGGACGGAAATCTCGTTCGTACAGAAGTAACCGGTGTTAGTGGTGCCACGGATCCTGCAACAATTACTTCTGACGGTATGAAAATAAGTACAGGTGCTGGTCAAGGAATTGATATGGCACTATCAGCATTGTCTGATGTTACAAACTGGGTATCCATACTTATGATACTTGGCGGAATAGGTGTTCTAATCTTTTCTACATGGTTTCCGATGCTACCAAGAAGCACAAGCGTAATCCTAATTGCGTCTGGAGGGGTACTCCTGGCGTTCCCAGTATTGCTCGACCGATACTCTTTTATCGTGTTCGCTGCACTGGCTGGTCTTGCTTGCCTGTTCGTTTACGGCATGTGGGATAACAAGAAGAAACTTCAAGCAGACCCAAAGGAAAATTAAATGTCAAAATTAAAAGTCAATGAAATAGAAAAGCACGATGGTTCACAAGTTACCATTTCTTCGCCAATCACGATAGCGGCAAACCAAAACATAACGGTTGCAGCTGGATCAACAGCTATTGACCTTTCAGCAGCAGCGGGAACAATATCGCTTCCAGCCAACTCTGTTAGTGGAAATGCGATTGATGGCGGTACAATTAGTGACTTTGCTAGCTCTGGCATAGATGACAATGCAGATACAAATGTAATAACACTTGACTCATCTGAGAACATGACACTAACCGCTAACAGCAATCTAACACTGTCTGGTACTGGTACTGTGACAACGGTAGATTTAACAGCCAGTGGGACAACATCATTAGGTCCGACTACATCTATTAACAGTGTTCGAGTCCAAGCACTTGTTCCCAGGGCATGGTGGCGGGGCTCAATGACTATTACTTATGCCGCAGATGGTGTACCGGCTATATCGTCACCAGCAACGTTGACTTCTTCTATATACGGCACGGCACTACCAACAGTGTCCACGGTTGGAGCATCACCAGACACATTGACATTTACATATTCAGCAGATACCGGTGTTCTTGACGGAACAAAATCATGTGCAAGTATCAATTTTTACAATGACTCAGACCTGGTGGCACAACCATCATATTCAGCTGCATATAACGATGCGTCCCTGGTTCTGACGTTCAATGACGGAACGGCGGCTGGGCTTGATAGTAAAACGTGTACTGTTCACATGACTGTTATTGTCATGGCACTTCCTTAACCAATAAAAACCCCTGGAGAAACAATATGAAAGATATTCTTACACTAGTCTTTGGCATAGTAATCGGCGTAGCACTTTACCCAGTTGCAAAAGCAGCTATCAGCGTGTGGATCGACAGGATTAAAAAATAATGACGACAAAAGCGGAAGCTGTAAACAGCATACTTCGAAAGCTGGGGAAGCCAGACCAAGCGACCCCGCACTCAGGAAACCCAACGTTCCAGACGACCGATGGTGCTACTGGTTCGAGCACAGCTTCATTCGCCGAACGGTTCCTGGACACATGCGACCTTACAACCCAAACAAAGGGGTGGTACTTTAATACAGAATATGATGTCGAGTTGGCACCAGATGGTGGAACAAGCAAGATAAACCTACCTACACCTATTGGTGATACAACGGGCACAATTCTCAAGATTGACACCTGGGGCTCGGATCAATTCAAAAATGTAATTATCAGAAATGATGGCGGTACAGATAGGTTGTTTGACCTGGATGATAATGTTTTTACATTCTCGTCCTCACTCAAAGTGATTTATTCATACAAGACCAGGTTTGATTTTATCCCATCACACTTTGTTGATTATATGGTTGCAAAAGCAGCGTTAGAATTAAACGCCGCATTCCTGTTTAATCCAAAGATAATGTCACTTCTTAGCCAGGATGTTAGCAGGACAGAAGCAATTATGAACAGGACCAATAATGAGCAAGAAGATTTTAACGTATTAGAAACACAAGAAGCACTAGCTATTCGTGGTCGGACCGGTAGTACAAGTAGAAGGCGTGGAACAAGATTCCCGTAAAAATGGAGATAAAACTTAAATGGCTGTAATGACACAACAACTAAACAGTGCTGCTTACACAGGAAATGGTTTACACCAGGTCCTTGATGCAATCAACGAGGTACTTGAATCAGTTAATGAACTGCCAATCACGACAGTGCCTACCGACTCTGCGGGTGCCAGCATAGAAGCAAGAGCATTAAAGATTCTTGAACGAACAAACATTGAAATACAATCTATGGGTTTCCCGGAAAACACATCGTATGCAAAAGATGAGAACCTAGCATCGCTTTCAAATATAGACGGCGAAACACTTTCTATCAAAGCTGGTGGGAAGGATGGTCACAGAACACTTGTGTTGCGAAGGGCTGCTAATAATGACACACCAAACATTTGGGACGCAGATGCTGGTGCTATTGTTGCAAGTGGCACTGTTTGTATTGATATTATTGACAAGATTCCGTTTCATCAGTGTTCGTTCGATTTGCAAAGAAACATTATTGCAGCAGCAGCCATGAAGTTTCAACGAAGAATCGGAGGAAGTGCGTCAGCAGATCAAGCATTGGTGCAAGAGCGACAATTCGCAGATTTCATGGTGGAAAGAAACTCTCCGCTTAAACGTAACGTGCCGTTGGACAATGTTCAATCACCGTTCTCTGGACAACAACAGCAACCTAAACAACAGGGTTAATTATGCCAGACATTCCTATGCAACAAAGAGTTAGGGTATTATCTAACGGGATAAGCAAACAAGCTCCTACTGTTAGATACCCCAACCAGGTTGCTGACGCTGAAAACGTACAGTTTTCTATATTGAAAGGTGCAAGTAAACGTGCCGGCAGTGATTCGTGGATCCGTATGCAATCCAGCAGTATTAACGTTGGGGGTGTATACAGGTTGCACATGATAGAGCGTGACGACCAAGAGAAGTATGCTGTTGTTTATGGCGATAGTGGATTTTTACAGTGCATTGACTTGAACACAAAAAGAGTATGCACAACGACACTGAAAGGTTCGGCAAGCAGTTACTTGTCACTCGGCAGTCCAGAGGCGGAAGACTTTAGGTTTTTAACTGTGGGTGATACAACATTTGTATGTAACACCAAAGTAGCAACTGGCATGATAGATGACAACACTATTGATTACTCGGTAATGCCGCACAGGTTATTTAGAGATACACTGGTTGATGGAGTGGCAACGTTCAAAGTGACACCCGTTCCCTGGTCAGAAAGAAACTACTTCGAGCAACTTATAAAAGCAAATGATACAAACAGTGGTGAGTGGAGATTAAAGTTTCGTGGCAAAACGACCCAGGTGTTTGAACACCCGGCTGATACGGGATATGACTATGAGAACCAAAACTACCACATTAAGTTTAATGCACAAGCGAGCCACTTTGTTTCTGGCGAGCAAGGGGATGGCGTAGACCAATTCCTGGAACGCCTATCATCTATTGGGTCAGGAAAAACCATTTGTACGTTTGGACCACTTAATGACACCACTTACCACGATGGCATGCTAATTGAGTTTTCCAGGGATATTGATATTAACGATGGCGGAACAGAACTTAATGCAAGTGAAACAGCACCTAAAAGTGCCCAGAGTGTTGGCGGCGATGACAATCTAAAGTTTGTACAACACAGTTTAGTCAACGGAGCAACTTCCAAAACATACGAAATAGTGCGAGGATCTAATGACAGGAACCCGCCACCGGAACCCATAAAAAATAACGAAGTCATAAAAGACATGGCGTTTTACCGGGGTCGGCTTGTTTTAGCTTTTCCTAGCACTTTGCTAATGTCCAGGACTAATGCAACATACGATTTCTGGATTCAGAAACCAGCAACTATTGCAGACACAGATCCAATTACATTGCGGATAGCTTCCGATGATGTTGCGAACGTTGTGTATATTGTCCCGTTTCGTGGATCGCTAATGATTTTGACAGCACAGGGTAGACAATACTTCCTGGAAGATGTTACAACACTATCTCCATCAACAGCGTCCATTGCACCGACAACACGTTACGAAACATCGGATGTGAAGCCGGCTTCGCTTGGTGATTCTATATACATGATGGGTAGCTCTCTAACGTTCTCTCCCGTGTATCAATACTTTTATGATGACATGGGTGGTACTAGCCGGGCAGTAGACGTTAGTAAACATGTTCAAGGTTTAGTACCCACAGATATTGGTGGATTTACTGGTTCAGCTGCAAGCCAAACGCTTTGCTGTGTTTCTAAAGTTTCTCCGATAAGTAACACAGCAAGAAACATAGAAACTGATGCTCACGCAGCAGACGCAAATAATCTAAATTGGGGTGACTTTACAGCGTGGACATTCACTGACTCTGGCACACCGCTAGACACAAACGACCTGGGACCGCAGCCATACGACACAGTTGATATTAAATCTGGTCATACTATTACCCTTGATGCCGTCAGTGGCACAAATGCTAATGGCTATGATATACCCCCACCCAGTACAATAAACACAGCAGAGCTATACAATTATAGATGGTATGACGAGGGCAATGAAAGAGTACAATCCGCTTGGACCAAGTGGACTTATGGGCTAGAGAATCTTCTTGACGCATCCGTACTAGACGATGCGTTATACATGTTAAGAAGGGTAGATGACACATCAACAGGAGATCCAGAACTATACGTAGATAGAATCTATCTTGGTGATGAAACACCAACACTTTCAGATTATGGCTTTAATGTGAAGTTAGACTACAAGATCTATGCGTTAATTAGTGCTACGGATGATCATCCCACTACGTCTACTTACGCTGGTGTCCCAAACTACAAAACAACATACGCACTAAAGTTTCCAGATCAAGGCGGAACTGCTGATCCACTGATTAACGCAAACATAAACACCGTTGTACTTTCAGACGATTTTGTTATGGTGGATGTTGACAGTGATAGCTATGTTGAGGTAGATGGTTTCAACGGTACCGGACAGCCAACTAAATCGGCAGCGGGTCAGGCATTAGTAGTCAACCAGAACTCCCCGGCAACAACGACTGTTGAGGTTAGGTTATCATCCCAAACAGATGTACTGCAACATGTTAGATTAGCAAGTGCACCAACGTTGACACTTAATATGGATCTTCGTGGTGGCGATGTAATACTCGGCTCGAAGTACACATCATACGTTACACTAACAAAAGCAATGATGCGTGACCAATCAAACAACCCACTTCTTGAAGGAAAGTTATCATTGGATAAAATTAAGGTGGACCACATGGACTCTGGATCTTATGACATTATTGTAATTCCAGACAACACCAATACCGCCTCACTAACAATACCGTCACTACACAAAGGCGTGGAAACGTATGGTCACTTTGAAAAAGTGGTCACATGTAACGCAGACACAACCACGTTCAAACTTCAATCAACAGGCGTTGAGCCATGCTCTTGGACTTCATACGAGTGGCACGGAAGATACGCAACAAGTAAAGGATAAAAATATGGCAGCAATGGCACCAGCTTTAATAGCAACGTTAGTAATCGGCGGCACTATGGCTTACATGCAATACCAGGAAGCAAGGAAGGCAAACAGGAATGCGGTTGCAGCTGCCGAATCAAGAAACCAAAACTTGAGGATGAAATATGCACAAGAGGGTGCCGTTGAATCCACAAAAAATGAACGTCAGCAAAAGAAGATGGCACAAGAATCCTACATTAAGACAGAGCAGATAGCCGCATCGGTAGCTTCTTCAGCAGTTGCTTCGGGATCCGGTACTTCACGTCAGATGCAAGGAAGTGTATCTGACTCATACGCTATTGCTGGCAGCCAACTTGGATCGTCCAGCAGTCAAGCTCAACAGATGGGTTACCTGGGTCTTAATATGGGTATAGACCAAACTCAACAAGCATTAGCTTCAAATTGGCAAAACCCCATGCAGCAAGCGTTTGGCGGAATGATGCAAGGCATAGGCATGTACCAGGGAATCTCAGCAATGGGCGAAGAGAATAGCTGGTGGAACACACCAATGGGCGGAAATCAAGCTCCAGCGGCAGGAGCAACAACTAATGGCTAAAGCAAACAATCCACTAATGGG